CCTCCCCCGCCAGGGAATTTTTTGGAACCACAGTCACCGTCACCACCTCCACCACCTCCACCACCTCCACCACCTCCACCTCCCCCGCCAGGGAATTTTTTGGAACCACAGTCACCGTCACCACCACCTCCACCTCCACCACCTCCCCCTCCCCCGCCAGGAATAATGAGTATGGCTAACGAGTACGATCCTAATGCACCACCACTGATACCCATTCCAGAACCCCGTATTGCTGCTTCAAGGAAAAATAGAAAGAACAGAAAGACCCGAAATAACAGACGCAGAAAAAATAGAACCAGAAGAAATCGTCGTTAAAGCAGAAGGCAGAAAGCGGAGAATGACCCCTTATGTATTTATCGAAGGTATTGTTTTATCATTTATAATTGTCGGAGTACTTATGATAGAATTTATAGTAAGACTACTAATATAAAGGCATAAAGACTAAAAAGAAATAATGGATATCGTCCTTGAACCTTTTTTAAAGGATCAACCGCGATGGATGCAAATGGAGTTACAAGGGTTTGTCTATGGATTTTTGTCATGGATTGCGGATTGTCTGGATTCTTCGGATATGCTCGACGATCCACTGGATCCAAAAGAATATCTAGAACGCGCGGACCCGAAATTTCTCGAATGGCCAACAGATTGGCTAGAACAACCTCTTCATGAATTGTTGCGTTGTTGTATGTTTCAAGAAGAGTTTATTGCGGATACCGTGAACCATATGTATGCCGACGCGGAGGATATTTTCCGTAATTATGTTCCAGCAGATCTCATGATTTTCACCCAATTGGCAACAGGAGAGCCGATTACAGAAGAACAATGGAACCGCTTATGGGATGTTCTTTCATTTGATGTAATAATGCCTACAATGAAGGCTAAAAATTTAACGAGGCGTACACGAGGCCATCGCGCCATAACACCTCTGAAGCGACGAAAAGGGCATAAGTTTCGTTCTGTTACGCTCCATAAACGTTCATTCATTCCGGTAATTATCAAGGAACAGTAGAACAGTAGGATGTTTGTCTATCAAAGCGAACAAGTACATAGCACGAAGGGAACCACCCGACGAAATATAGTTTCTATAAAGAATGGAAAAGGATTCAAGGCAGTAGAAGTTAATGATAACAAAGGGAAACATTATAAGAAAAAAGCCCTAACAACAAAAGAACTTCAATGTATTGAGCGCAATGAATTCGTACCAGGACTTTTCAAGGATTGCTTCAAGCGTCCAAATATGCGAAAAACCCGCCGTCAACGCAAGTAGAGTAAGGGCAAATGTTCTTAGAATCAATCCTTATATTGATGATAGTAGGAGTGATTCTCGTATTTTTCTATAGACAAGCAGTACAAGAATTCAATATTCTTCAAGTGGAATCGATTGAGAAAGTGATTCCGCTCATTCAAGAACGGTGTCCGATCGTGGTATATCCGTATGAATCCAATCTCAAACTTTGGTCACGCCAGGATTTACAACAACGCCCCACGATTTTCAACACACCTTACGCGGGTCAGCCCCTTGAAGTCCAATTAAAACAAGAGGGTATTATAACAAAATCCCAGGATTCGCGAACGCTCGCGGACCAAGTAGGACTGAATGTCTGGATAAAAGAAGAATTTCTGAAACCGTTCAAGGAGCACCTTTGGTATTCACCCCTTTTAACAACCCGTGTTGAGGCACTCATTGGTGCGCAAGGGCTCAGACAAACCTATGCTTATACGACGGGACTTGTCTGTACGGAAGGTGCTCTGAGTGTAAGCCTTTTAACAGAAGCGAGTGATAAGTATTTGCCACAACAATGGCTTAATAAACGTCTCAAGACTCTAACAAAGGACGATACACCACATTTAGAAAAAGTACAGTATATTGATGTTGTGGTAAGACCTGGCTCCTTGCTCCTTGTTCCGCCACATTGGAAAGTCTGTTGGGAAAATCTGGATTCACCAGCTCCTACGGCAGCACTGGCAGTATGGATTGAAGTCCATCACCCTGTAAGTCGTTTAGTGGGACATTTGGGTTCTCAATAAAATTGACCACACAGTTCTTCATTCATCTTTTATGGAAAATGGAGGTAGTAGAAACCGAGCTTCAAAATATTCATGGGGCGATAGAATCTTTGGTAAAAGTCACGGAGGCAGTACAGAATCGTCTTCAAATTGTTGAGACTGAATTGGATATGCGTACCTTTCAATTGGATACAATGGCGATTAAACCGAAAAAAGGTCCATTGCGAATCTATGTGAAAAAACTCTTGACAATTCTCGATCTCAATGAGTCAGTCACAATGGGTCTCTTTCTGAAAAACCTGAATCATTACTTGATAGATAATAACTATATCAATGAAGATAACTTTCAGGTGATTCTGTCACCCTTGATCGGTCTTGCATTCAATATTCACCCATCACATCGTACGGTGAAATATTCGGAACTTCTGAAAAATACAGTACTTATGTTTGATTAATTTCCTCTAATATTTTATCTATGTGTTCTACGACGAGCTGTTCTTCTACGAGCTGTTTTATGACGTAGAGTACGCCGATTCATTTTACCGCCGACGCGTGCATTATTTTTTATTTTTTGTAGATATTTTCGTTGTAATTCTGCTTCTGAAATTCTTGCTTTAATAATAGGATGTAGTAAACCCTTATTCTTTGACGTAAGTCTTTGTATATTGTTTTCATAACGCTTGCTTGGACTATAACGTGAGTTAAACTTTGATATTTTTGCCTTTAAATTATATGTACTATCTAGCAACATAGGTCTATATTCAACACTTGGATCACTTCTGCATGCTAAATTATAGAAAATACCAGGTGATAGTTCACCATTGTTAACCATATTAAAAATATCTTGCTGTGATATATTAAAACTTTGTTTATTATACGCATCCTTGCCAATATCTGTTAGTGTTTTAAAATTTTTTTCTCTAATTATAGTTCTTACTTAATCTGGAGTAGGGTATAAACTACCTGTATAATATTTAATAAAATCATTTTCAAAATCTGTACTGTCCATACGAACGTTAATAAAATTTAATAAAGAAGTATCATCAAGTCTAAATGGAGACATATATATACCAGAAAGCGCCATCACATAGTGACTATCTTTACCTTCATATCTTAAGAAGTTTAATGTATATGTAAAGTTAGGGCACTTTTGTCCGGGTCTATATATAGCTAGTGATTTGTTAACATCAAAATCAGTTCTCAACATATTTTCTAATTCTGCTATATTTTCTATCGGATTTAAGTATATATTTAGATTCTCATTACTACAATTAAAAAATTCATCCCATCTTGGAAATAGTGATCCTTCCCCCGCTTGTTTTTTAACAACTAAAAAACATCCCTCTGGTACTTCACAAACTCCCGTTCCTTCCGCACCATGTGCTCTAATTAGATATGCCTTTTTTTCCATTCCTATAATATAAAGACATATTAATTAGGTAGTAAAATTGATAAACTTTTTTCATCCCTTGATGTAAACAAGAGGAATGCTAAACGAAGGTCAAGAACATGCTTTAAAAGCGGTGAAAGAAGGTCAATCCTGTTTTATCAGTGGTCCAGGAGGGACAGGAAAAAGTTATTTAATTTCGCATATTGTAAAAGAACTCAAATCATCTTTAAAGAAAGTGGAGGTGACAGCTCTCACGGGATGCGCAGCCTTACTGCTAGGAAATAGGGCAAAGACAATCCATTCTTGGGCAGGAATTGGTCTAGGGCGTGATACGGCACATGTTTTGGCAATGGGTATGAAGAAATATAATAATCGTGCGTTTCGTCGTTGGCTTTTGACAGATACATTGATTATTGATGAAATCAGTATGATGGATCCGATTTTACTAGATAAATTAGATGAAATCGGTCGTATTGTTCGTCGGTCCGAAAAACCGTTTGGTGGTATTCAAATGGTCTTTGTGGGTGATTTCTTCCAATTACCACCTGTGAGAAAAGAGAGGGAAGAGCAAGAAGAACAGGTTCCGAGACCTGAATTCTCATTCGAATCAAACGTCTGGCAAAGAATAAGTCCCACCGTGATTCTTCTCACAGAAATCGTGCGTCAATCAGATCCAATCTTCCAACAGGTTCTGAATGAGATTCGATTCGGTAAAATTTCACAAGGAAGTTTGGATATTCTGAATGCAAGGAAAGTCGACGGTTGGCAAACTCTGGAAATCAAACCGACTCTCTTATTCTCACGTAGGGCAGAGGTGGAGATGATTAATGATAAAAATATGCGCGCTCTGCCAAAAGAAGGATTAATGACGTTTCACGCACATACAGATTTCAGTGCTGTCTTGGAAAAAGGTCTCACGAAAGAGTCAGAACGTGTGAAACGAGCCGTAGAGAAACTGGATTTGAATGCGCCGTATAAACCATCACTCGAACTGCGTATCGGAGCACAAGTGATGCTTTTAACAAATATGGATGTGGAGAATGGTCTTGTGAATGGTTCACGCGGAATTGTGACGGGATTTTCTGAGGGTGTACCGAAAGGACCGCTTGTCCTCTTTCTAGGTCGTAGTGCCTCAATTCCTGTACCTGCGGCATCATGGGAATCGGAAGATATTGAAGGTCTGAAGCGTACACAGATTCCGCTCATGTGCGCGTGGGCTCTTACGATTCACAAGTCACAGGGCGCAACTCTGGATTCTGCCCTCATTGATGTAGGGCCACGAACCTTTGAGCGAGGTCAAGCCTATGTAGCATTGAGCCGTGTAAAAAGTCTGGAGTCACTCTATATCTGGGACCTCGATCCAGCAGCCTTTAAAGCCCATCCGAAAGTGGTAGAGTTTTATCAGAATCTTTCCATACATTCATAGATAATTCTTTATATTTATCCAAGAATTCATCATCGAGCATATTATTTTTATTTTGTGGTCCAAAGGAAAAATGAACAACTGTCATAAATGGTACAATATAATTTGTTCCATCATGTAATGAATATACATCTTTTGAAAAGAATGCTTCATCATTATTATTATAACCATTAAATTTTTTTGAATATATATAAGAAGTATAATACTCTTTTATTGTCTTACATGTTCCACCAAACATATTGATACTCATTCGTCCCTTCCATTCAATTGTCGGTTCGTGTATAGTAAATTTATCTATATCTTTTAAAAAAGCATTGTGAATTTCTTTCGCCTTATCAATATTTGTATACCACCCTTGCCATCCTGTGAAAGGTGTTATGTCATTGATATTTTGATAATTACTATAAATTTCAGAATACTTAAAAATATCATGTACACGGCACATTGTTTGAATACACGCGCATACATCATTATTCACAATATTTGGATAATAGAGTCCGCCATCTTTTATTTCTGAGATATATTTGTACATTTGATTGGTATCAAAATAAACAATATCATCGTCACATTTTATTATAATATCTTTATCTTGGTAATTTGCATTGGAATAATATAGATAGTATTCATCCCAAGCATCCATTTGTTTATAAGGTTTTATATATTGAAATTGTCTGTTTTCTCTAGATAAATTCTGAATATATTCACTGTCATCTATATTTCTTGTATAGTCCCATAGGTGTATTTCATCAATTGTTTTATCTTCAAGCAGTTTTACATAATATGGTTTTGCGCATTCTAAATATTTTTTTCTTCCAGCAAAAATAGTTAGAATCTTTTTATTATTTTTATCCATAATTATTAAAGATTTTAAATACTTTAAGCATATCTAAAATAGTATGAAGAACTTAGACCAACGCGTGCAAGGGTCTAAATAATAACTATGAAAGAAAGATATGGTTAAAAAGGCAGTAGTGACATTGGCATTCGGTCCTGATAAACCGATATATGATAGGCTTTTTTTACCAACTATAAAAGCCTATTGTAAAAAGCACAATTATGATTATATAGAGATAAATGAACCTTTCGATAAGGATGAGCGCATGACAAATCCAAAATCACATCATGCGAATCATAAAGGGATTTGTATGCAGCGCCTTCTTATTTGTTCTCAGCCGTGGAGTGCTCAATATGATTATATTGTTATGTTTGATTCAGATATTCTCATAAATATCAATCAAGCCCCTGATATAATCGAAGGGATTCCTGAGGGAAAAATCGGAGCAGTGTGTGAGCGTAAATTATTCAAATTGGAATTTTCGCAGAAAGTTTGGTCACGTTGGAGACCGGATTTGCCTCAAACAGGAGAAGAATATTATTTGAAACATGGATATCCAGATGGATTTCAGAATCAATTAAATGGTGGTGTTATGGTATATCAACCAAAATATCACGCAGAATTTTTGAGTAATTTGTATAACAAATATATAGATAGTATTTTAAATAATACCCGTATTGGAAATGATGGTGATCAAGATATTTTGAGTTATCATATTCAAAAAGAGGGCTTGATTCATTGGTTGGATGAACGATGGAATATGGTATGGGTCTTGTATCGATTTTTGTTTTATCCATTTTTAGTTCATAAAGAACTTTTGAAAAATGCCTTGGGTAATTTGTTTGATTTATCGTATGTTGTTCATATGGCGGGGCATGTGGATTGGGATTTGCTTATGGGTTAGCGTACACGTCGTGTTACACGATTCTTACCGGTTCCAGAATATTTAGGACCGAGAATGTAGCGTCCATTGGCACGAGGAAGCATTCCCTTGGCTTTCAAACTGGCACGCCCCGTAAAACCGATCTTTTTACCCGCTTTGTATTTACGTAACATCTCTCTATTGCGGCGCGTCGGACGGTATCCACCTTTCATTCTACTCTATATTCACTTTTCATCGCTTCGTAAGCGATAACGGCGACAGTTACGAGCCGTTTTGTTACGGATACGATAGCGTCGACTGCCACCCTTCATGGCGAGTCCCGCAATAATATCTTGTTGTAATTGTAACACATCGGCCTCGGTCATTTGACCAATCATGGTTCCAGCTTTTAAAGTCTCGATATTTCCTCGCACAGCGGCAAGGCGCATTTTTGTTCCAGACATGGCTCCAGGAGGTCGATCGATTCCTTCCACTAAAATCCCTTCACTTGCCAAAACTTTCGAAAATGTCTCGACACGATCGGCACCCACAAGCATGTGAATATCGGTATATCCTGTGTCTTTCAAAAGATGAACAATCTGAAAGAGTTGTGGACAGGCACATTCGGTGGTATCGACAAAGGTCGCGGAAGGGAACATTTTTCGTAAGTAATGGATTTTCTGATCAACTCGTAAAGGATTTTCATTGGAATCACAAGATTCAAAGGTACTCGTTTTTTGCATATTCTTATATTTCTTACTTTTCACATATTTGCTCAAATCATTACAACGGCTGGAAACAAAGACATAGGTATCGGCCCCAATTTCCCTGGCTCGTTCTCCAATGGATTGTATCAAGAGTCCGTGACCGGTGGTGGGAGGTTGAAAACGGCCAAACGTAAAATATACCCGTTCTGATTTTTTCACTATAGCCTCACACATCTAACAAGGCAGTAAAATTGGTGACGAATACGCGCAGCATACGGCATACGAATCTCCGGAATGTCCTCAATGTCCTCAATGTCCTTATCCCGATCAAAGAATATCGACACTTCACAGATGTCCGTCACCACCAAGTCCCCCACGTTGAAGGCAACACCCAAACGCAAAACTTCTATCACAGCCGCTGCCGAGATCCCGCACCTTGATTTAGATACCCCCCTTGAGCAAGTTCCAGAAGCTTCTCAACTACCTCTTCATAAGATTCATGAACAGGACGAACCTCTCTTGAAGGACAATCCGAATCGCCATGTGATCTTCCCCATTGAGCATCCAGACTTGTGGGCCAAGTATAAGCAGCATATGTCGGTTTTCTGGATTCCAGAGGAGATTGATTTGAGCAAGGATCTCACGGATTGGACCAGGCTCACGGATAATGAGCGCCATTTCATCAAACATATTCTGGGCTTCTTTGCGGGTAGTGATGGAATTGTGATGGAAAATCTATCGACCCGTTTCACAAATGATGTGGGGGCCGCCGAGGCCAAGTTCTTCTATGCATGCCAGAATTTGATGGAATCTGTGCATTCTGAGAGTTATGCCCTCTTGATTGATACCTATATTACCGACAAGGAAGATAAGGTAAATACCTTGCGATCGATTCAAACCATTCCCACAATTCAGAAGAAGGCAGAGTGGGCACTTCAGTGGATTAGTAACAAGGAGGCGAGTTTCGCTACACGTCTTCTGGCGTTTGCAGTGGTGGAGGGAATCTTCTTTAGTGGAGCGTTCTGCTCAATCTTCTGGCTCAAGAAACGTGGTTTAATGCCAGGACTCTGTCAGTCGAACCTTTTGATTTCGCGTGATGAGGGGCTCCACACAGAGTTTGCGTGTCTGTTGTATAGTAAGTTACAGCACAAGTTGACAAAGCAGGAGGCTCACAAGATTATCAGGGAGGCGGTGAAGATTGAGAAGCATTTCATTACCAAGGCTCTGCCATGTGAACTCATTGGCATGAACGCCAAGTTGATGGGTGATTATATTGAATTTGTGGCGGACCGTCTAGCGGTCCAGTTGGGTTATGCGAAGATTTATTATTCGCAAAATCCATTTGATTGGATGGAGTTGATTTCCTTGAATACAAAGACAAACTTCTTCGAAGCACGCAACCCTGAATACTCGAAGGCCAATACCACAACCAAGGCAGAAGATAAAAAATTTGCGATGGATGCGGATTTCTAACGAGGACGACCAAGGAGTTCATCCTTAATCGCCAAACATGCTTGATGTGCCTTGAATTTCCGATAGGTTTCACTAAAACCGATAGAACCTCCCACAATATGGGTAGATTGTGAAAGAATCTGACGAATCAGAACATCATGATTTTTTATAGGATTTCGATGTTTGGTAAACCTATATGTATAGGTCGTTAATTCTGTATCATGTAAACGGATTACATATAAATAAGTTGTACCATAATTTATGAAATCGGTAAGATACACAATATGGTCACGAAGTCGATTCACATTTTCAGTAATGTTATTTACGGAAATGTATTCAATAAAGGTATCTTCATCTTTGTATAAATCCATGATATCAAAGATAGAGCGTGTGAAGTCCCCCACGGTACTCATTCTCTAGAAGTATTTTACATCTTTAAAACACGATAGATTCTTTCCGCCCCCGTAAGAAATAGCGCTCTGTAGAGATTCTCTCATACCAGAAAGTTCATCGAAAATGCTATGATCCTTGAGTGGTATAAGGTTCTTCTTACCTTCAATACGTCCATTTTTTCCGGATTGGAAGGCAGAGGCGCTGCCCCAGAATTCTTTGTAATTGTGGCCATCGGTTCCTTTAACAATCGACCCAGGAGAATCTGTGAGGCCAGAAAACATTCCACCGACCATGACCATGTCGGCTCCGAGGACGAGTGCTTTCGCAATATCTCCGTGATGTTGAATTCCACCGTCGGCGATAATTCGGGTATCCTTTTTACGCGCGGCAGCACATTCTTGAACAACAGAGGCTTGGCAACCACGACTGCCAAAACCGGTGGCATTATAGGTGGTACAAGCAGAACCAGGTCCGATACCGACTTTAATAGCGTCGGCACCCCAGGATTCAAGGTCACGCACGGCTTCAGGAGTGGATACATTTCCCGCGATCAAAAAAGGGCGTTGAATACCTTGACGGTTATTATAAATTGTATGAAGCCAACCAAGAATACCCTCCATTTTTACACAATGTCCGTGGGCAATATCAATAGTGATAAAATCAGGAATAATACCATTTTTATAAAGATAATTTATAATATCATACGCTTCTTTATTTACACCGATGGAAATACTAATAGGAAGTCCCTCTTTTTTCATTCGCATGGCAAATGCTACCGTATTGCCGAATCGGTGATAAATATAGAAATACCCCTTTCTGGAAAGATTTATAGCAATCTCCGTGTCTATAACGCATTCCATATTGGCAGGTACGACAGGAAGAAAAAAGGTAAAATCCCCCATGGTAAAGGTAGTGTCACATTCACTGCGTGATCTGACAATAGATTTTCGTGGAATCAAATTGATATCTGAAAAATCAAAACGTGGCATTCTTATATGAATATATCTCAAAACATTTAGGTACCAACTTTTACAAAGGCATCACTATTCATTAAATTTGTACTGATAAGTTCATCAGGTTTTAATCCGACTTGAAGTGTGGAATCTAAATCACCTTTCATTGTACCACCAATAATGAAGAGGTCATTCTTTTTAACAGCGGGTATTTGATTCTTCAACCAGCCTTCAAACTGTTTTCCACGCAATTCAGCATTACCAGATGCTGTAAAGGTGTATTTCACATCAAAATCTTTGGGTCCTTTGGGCCACATGTAGGATAAACTTCGTTCATATATGGAAAGAGGTTTTCCGATATATTGTTTCAAAATATCTACGGTAAGAGGTTTGTAACCAAATAATTCAGTATGGGCAAAGGGAACCCATCTTTGAACACCCGTCGACGCCTTTTTCACAACCCATCGTTTTTTATCATTACCAAATTCCACGGTTCCTTCTGGAGATTCTGTTGCGGAACCGGGTGGTGATTTTCTATGTTTATTTTTCCGTGTCTTTCTTACCATCTATAGGTCTGGATGTAAATAAAAATTGACTTCCAAATTCCACATTCATGGATATAAAACAATGCAACGAGAAATTCTTCATGGAGTCCCGTATCTCGTTGACAAGTCCAACAAACTCTATACATGGAGCCTCAACCCAACATCGGCCGTCTGTATTGGTACCTATGACGCAGTCAATAAGCGAGCAGTCGTTGACGCAGATACAAAAGAGCGACTCGCTCCTCTCATTCAAGAGTGGCGACAGCAGCAACAGCCACGGCCAAGAAAGCCCCTGCCCCCCGCGCAGCCTTCCTAGTGCGGAAACAATTGAAACCTCCAAAGGACCTTCAACAAGATATTTAAAAATGTCTTATGAAGAAGTAGATGCGTGGCGACAAGTTTTGAATCAGTTTAAGAAAGATATACTCAAAGCGGCTAGCGGCACTGGTTAAGAGATATGCGTCCTTGAAGTGCTTGAATACGTTCTGTCTGGCTTTTGTATTGGTAGGTAAACCCAGGTGTAGCTGCTTGTACAGTGCTGACATAATACCATTGAGTCTGATTTCGGGCTTGCGTAATAACTTGATAAGAATCAACAGCAACTGTAGGTGTAGATATGCTGGGATTCGTGACTTGGGGACTGACTTTCACGAGTGGGTCAAACAGTAGACTCATTCTCTATCATTGGGTTAATTTTTTTGAACGGTATTTGAATATCCGAGATAATAGAAATAGAGATAAGCACCCTGTCTATATTGTATCTTTGCTTCACATGTTGGGAATTGATAATATATTCCTTGACTACAATCACTGTAAGATGTGATTAATCCTCCCTGTCCACGTTGTGTGCTTATATTGCTGTTGTAGAGTTCGACGTTACGAAACTGATTCCAAGCATCTGAATTATCTTTATATTGAGCGTAGGTGAGGGATTGAATCGTGCTCGTTGTTTGAGAAACCAGCTTACTCCAACATATATTAAGGGGGTCACTCATTCTATTTCTGTCAAACTGTTCGGGAACTTAAAATAGTATTACAAGAATAGAATAGGGAACGCACAATGGAAGAAATTGTTGAAAATTATGGAAAGAGTGTGCTAGAAGAGCAAGGCAAACACGAAGAGCAGGAAGAACAGGAAGAACAGGAAGAACAGGAAGAACATGGTCCAGAGGATGCTGACGAAAGTGAGCAGAGTGAGGGTTCAGATAGTGAGGGTTCGGATAGTAAGTATCGTAATCGCAAATTTTCGGATGTTTCAGATTTAGTAGAGGATAACCTATCATCTCCAGATTTTTGTACAACCAATTTTGCTGTTATTATACTCTTTATACTTTTCAACCTTTACTTTTTGTTTTTCGGGACTCTGTTTGTGGATGCCGTAAGTGGAGAACTATAATAATCAGAATCAATACACTATGGAAAAAATTGACGTCACCCACCACTCGTCAAAAAAGGTAACCATGTGTAAATTCTGCGAGCCCATTTTGGGAAACCGAACTCGTTGTAAGAATGAGCAGACATGCCCTTTGAGACAGTCGGCATATTGTGCGCAGTGTACAAAGTATGGACATTTCTTGAAGGATTGCTCAAGCAGCGGAGCAAAAAGCATGCCAACGGAAGAACCACAGACACCTGTGGCAGCACCAAGCCCAGAACCACATGAGGATATTTTCGAAATGCGTGACGACCCGAGGTGTTTTCACGCATTTCTCTTCAAGCACAAATTGCCCTCTTTGCGTATGAAAGAAGGTATGACAGAGGAGGAGAAACGTAAGATAGAAGAAAAACATAAGAAAGAAGTTCATAAATATTTGAATGAACAAGAAATTCCGGTGAAATGGATTCCTACAGATTGGACAAAAGTAAAGTCTAAGAATAGGAAGGCAGATGCGGCGAAACTCTAAACGAACTAGACGTGGTAAGAGAGCACAACGCCGAAGGCGAACACAACGCCGAAGGCGTCAGCGAGGAGGCGCATTTGAAGATATCCCCGCAGGGGCGACAGTTTTTCGCCGCCCACTCGAGGGAGATTATATGGCGGTCCCTACATTAATGACAGTAGAGAAGGCGCGAGAACAGGTCGAAAAAGCGGGAGCAGAATTATGATGTAAGAGGTATTTCGTAGTTTGTGGATATATATTTGCGCCCAATTTTATAGACTCTTTGTTTCCAAGACCCTCCACCCTCTCCACAACCGGTCGCATGACCATATTTCTTATAAGTATCACCCTTTCCTGTAAAGCAAGCGTTTCCATCTTGGATAGCAAATACAGTATCTTTTCTTTCTATTGCTTTATTCATACACTCTTTATTAATAGCTTGAATATTATCTTTATTAATTCTTATAAGTTCCGAACCTACGGCCCGTTCTTCCCTGTCATTCCAACAGTTAGCATCGTAGTTATCAGCAAATGTTTCCTTTAAGAAAAATCGATACACTACGAGTGATAAAAAGACGACAAATAAAAACACGATAAGTAAATACGGGATGCCTCGTAACTTAGCCATTCTACTAAGGGGGGTATAAACATTTTTTTCGATATCTTTAAAGAAAGATGCCGAATTTAAAAGGCGGGAAAAAGTATAAGTCTGGAAAGCATTCAGACCAGAAGCCAGTGTGTCATGAAATCGATGAGGGTCAGATGGCCGCACGTGTGTTGAAGCATTTAGGTGATCGAAATGTTCATATATATTGTAACGACGGAAAGGAGCGGATTGCACACATTCGGGGTGGTTTATCAAAAAAGAAAGCAATGATTGAAGTGGGGGATATTGTTCTTATAAGTCTTAGGTCGACAGAATTGAAAACAGAAAACAAATCACAGGACCGCGGGGATGTTCTGGCAAAATATGCGCGCGAGGTATGGAATCAACTGAAAAAAGTAGAAGGAATTAATGCAAATCTCTTTCTTCAAGTGGAAGCAATGGACCGTACGAAGATAAAGGATACATTGGAAGAAGCATTTGAATTCGAGGCAGATGAAGATGAACTTTCAAGCGAAGAATCGGAAGATGACGCAAAAGTGGCACGAGATGTTGCGCACCAACTAGAGGAGAAAAAACGGGCATTAGCACGTGATAATAAACAACAAGTAGGAACGGAGGACGATGACTTCAACATCGATGATATCTAATTTGCCAAATGTACCCAATGTACCAGATTCATGGGAAGAACGTCTCGAAGAAATGAATTCTATATTTTGTTTTTCCAATCCTTTACTGGAATCTTCCGAATATACATCCCTTATACCATCGGTATCAGCAGTTACAAAGAATTATCTGAATAAATATACGATGGAACTCAAAGATTCTGCGGATTCTCTACTACCCCGCATGAGTGGTCTACAATCGACACGTAATGCTTTTCGTGATTTCTTTATAGAAGAATCTGTTCACGCGTTTGATTTTTTGGACCGACCCATCGAACAAAACAAAACAGTATCAAAAGCAGTGAAAATCGTTCAAAGATTTGGTAGAAAAGGGTACAATCCTTCTCTCGTTCGTATTCGTGATCTTTGCCTCAACATTGTATGTAATGATGTTCTAGATTCTATACAGGATTCTTTAAGTTCAAATATAGAAAGAGATTCACTATCACAGTGGATTTTACAAGCCCGTAAAATTTTAGATTTATGGAAACTCACAATCGGTGAAATGCGTTCTGTGGAAAAGCGTCTAGAAGCACAATGTCTTATTTTCGACGATGCTTATAAACGCGCAAGAATTTTATTAGATCTTCCTTCAACAACCAATAATTCCTATGAAACCCTGTTGGATGCTACACATACATATATCCAACAAATCTTTAATGAAAACAAGATTGAAGAAATATTTCAGGATTATTGTAAAACCTTGAAAAAAATGTGTGTATTGACGGATACTATGAAGACAATACGCTTGTTTATTAATTCGCCGACAGAACCTGTTTGTACCATATGTATTACAGAACCTGTATCAATGACGTTTGTACCGTGTGGGCATACGGTGTGTGGAACTTGCGCACAGCGTCAACTCGCAAGTTGTCATGTGTGTCGAGCATATGTGCGAGAAAGAGTTAAAATATACTTCTCTTAATAGATGTCACCATTCAGTATCTTTGCAATATTATTTGTATTATTTCTAGCAGCTTATAGCATTTCCTCAGGGAGTTGGGGGTGGAGGGGGAGGGCATGGCAAGCCTATAGGGAAAAAAGACTTCCCTTAATAGAATGAAACAATCACGTATGTTTATCCTTTTGACCGTTCTGGTATTTTTCGGTATTTTCGTATATTACGCATACCAATATGCCGTCGATTCACCGTACCGTATTTCGTCAGAAAAGGCGAAACAAATGCTGAAAAATAATCAATTTGATGTGATTCTGGATGTTCGCACAGATTTGGAGCGTGGAACACTCGGATTTTATCCTGGGTCGGTCCATATTCAAAGTGCGGATTTAGAGGCAAAGATGCCCACAACGTATCCAAACAAGGATGCGCGAATTCTCGCATACTGTAATACCGGTCACCGAGCCCGGATGGCAACAGATAAACTCCACAAACTCGGTTATAAAAATGCTGTATATATTTCTTCGCAATATACTTCACTCATGGATTAAGTGCGGGTTTCACATCTAGAACCCAGTCATTCGGTTTCAAAAGAACGGATTCGAGTGCCGTTTGTTGTTCTTTACTCAACGAGTAAATCTTCCCAGCCCGTTTCACAAGTGTCTCGGCCCAGCGGTACCAGAGTCCCTCCAGAAACCGTTTCGCCTCTTCTTGTGTGACGTCCATGTTACATCAACTATGTAAATATCAGGTATCAATTTTACGAGCTAAAACGAGACCTAAACAAATCCCGCGAATATATAGTAATACTATGGAGTCCACTCCTCAGCAGCAGTCACAGCAGTCACAGCCCGTTGACACACAAAATCTTGCCACGATCGTCCTCGAATGGCGTCGTATTCAAGATGAATTGTCCACGCATCGCCAACAGGTAAGTGAGAAGAATAAGCGGGCAAAAGTGCTCGAGGGAATCATACTGAATATCATGAAGCAGCATAAGATGGGGGCGTTAGATTTGAAGAGCAGTGGGGGGCGAATCCTGTATGAGCAGAAACAGTCCAAGGGGGCATTGAATATCAAGACACTTCAGAAACTCTTGACGGACCATTTGAAGGATGAGACAAAAGCGGCAGAGGCGGTCAAGTATGTCACGGACAATCGTGAGACGAGTACAAAAGATAAGTTGGCGTATGAGAAACTCTAAAAAAATTGAATAAGTATATACATATAATTAAAGTAATAATAAATGGTTTATGCAAATGTATGTACGATCAGTTTCTTGTGGTCATATTCAACATGCCTTACTATGGTAAAAATCTTTGATCCAGATGGAAAACAGAAGAACTGGAATCGATGTCTAAAATATTTAGCATCAATTATCAATGTTTCTCCTGAAGATCTTTATAATAAAATAACTCCGTTTGAATTTCTATGTAAGGCTGGGAAAGCATGGATGTGGTATAGAGATGATATGACTACAGAAAGTATTCGTATAAAATTAATGCGTGGACGCTCTGAGGGAAGCAAACGACTGGAAAAATGTCGTGATATAGATTTAAAGCATGGGAAGGTTTGGGGAGAAAGTCAATATTTAATGATATTTCCTATTCCGAGTTCTAAATATGATTAGTTTAAACCTTAATTACAAACAATATCAAGAGGATGTCATTCTTTTGTTATTGTTTGGAGCGTGAGGATAAGCGGCAAACCTACATTGGAGCCACCGTGGATCCTGAACGACGTTTACGACAGCATCAAGGGGAACTCAAAGGTGGAGCAAGAGCAACACAGGGCAAAGTGTGGAAGCGTGTTTGTTTAGTGGGGGGGTTCCCAACATGGAATGATGCTCTCAAATTCGAGTGGCGTTGGAAACGATTCGGCAGAAAATATAGAAACTGGGAAAAAGCCTTGGAGGCGCTCTTAGCACTTGATAAACCCACTGAATCAGGGACGCCTTACGCGGAATATCCAGAAGGAATGCCAATCGTACATGTATCGGAACCGATCCATGTAGTCCTACCAGAATCTGGTATTGTTGAATTTTTTAAGGAAGACTAATAGAATCCCGAGATGTCCGCCTTAAGTTCCGCATGTCGCGCAGCTGTTGAGGGTTTTGCTGATACCGCCCCGAATACCAAACGTGAAGTGTACGCCGACACCGTTGCTATTCTCTTATCGTTCGTCGTTGCCTTTGTTATACTAGCGTTCGTAGGCAAACTTCTGTGGAATAATGTGATTGTCGAACTCTTTTCTTTCGCCAAACCCGCCAAGTCCTTTTGGCACATTATTGGCCTCATGATCTTCTTGAATCTTGTACGCCCTTAAAGTAGGGATGCCAGGTAATAAGAAAACACGAAAAGCACGAAAGACACGAAAGACAAAAAAGGTGTCAAAACGAGTTTTGGAAATGCATAATAATCCCGAAAGTGTTTGGGGTAAAAATCCAGAACTTGAAAAATTCTGGAGCAATTTGGCGTCTGGGAAAACGGTAGTTCTTATTTATAAAGATAAATCCAATAAAACGGTAACGTTACCCAAGATGGGCACACCAAAATATACAACTATGATGACGGAATTTGAAGAAGATTCAAATATCGTTGCGATTCTGTCGAGTAATATGTCACAAGATTCTTATGAAGTGTACTTATATCCAAAGGCGAAGGATAAGTCGGTCGAGTATGTGATAAAAAATTATACAAAATATTTCAAACCAATGGTTCCTGGGGCAAAGATGAGAGTCCCATTATAATATTTCTTATACTATAATAGGGATAATGGCAGATCAAGAGATATGTAAGAGGCTTCAGGAATTTTTACATATAAAAGTTCCTAAAAGGGAATATTCAAGGACAGAACGTTTTAAATTATCGTTTACGTTTGATAAAAAAGAATATACAACAATGTTTTCAGTACTTATTTATCCTAATAGCCCTAAGATAAAAATATTGAATAATTGTCTTAAAATTTATATAAGACCTGATATCCTTGAAGGATCCGAAATTTCTTCTAATAGAGGAGAAGAATCATGTTTTGAACCAAGATTAGTATCTGATCGTCGTAATAAACCTGGTTTACGGGTTAGTTCAACCGATATTCTTCAAACTCTTAAGACAAAATTAGCATTTTGTTTGTCTCCAGGTATAGATTCTATACCGTTAATTGATAAAGCAAGGATAGGTAGAATAGAAATTTCTAAATTCAATATTCTTCGTGGTAAACCAGCAATTTATGAAAAATATGGATATCATTCTGAATCTATGGATATAGTTAGGGGGGTTATTAATGGATTAACATGGGGGACATTAGGTGACAATATGAAACAAATTATATTAGATGCTATTAATAAGTCTATAATCTTTGAACCTCGACCCTTACCGTTTGAACCAGATACACCTTTAACAGATATTATGAAAATGATTTCATTAGAATCTGAAAATACCTATACTTATTATACTAACCCGTCGTCAATAATATTTAATAGTATATTTATGAATATAGAACATGATGAGGATTATGAGGAAGCTATGCATACCTATATATTGAAAAAGGAAGATCCAATATGGAAATCGTGGGATAGTCGATTATTATTTACAGGTTTTGAGATTATAACATCTGCTGGTTCAAGGAGCAGAACACAGAGAAAGTCTAGGCCACGTAGAGCAAGTACGAAACGTCGTCGTCGCGTTCGATATAGTCGCGGTCGATAAGGCTCTCGATGCGCCGTTTGATCAAGGGCACATCAGGTACAAACAGATGGGAGAGTTGTTTCACCACTTCCATCTGTACATCGGTATAGGCAGCGCGTTTTCGGCTCTTCATAATTCGCACAATGGCACTATCGGTGGAATATTCGCGCTCGACTTGTACATCTGCCACTACACGACGGTCAGGGGCTTGGACAACTTGTGGTCGAGGAAGTTTAATACAAAGGAGATTTGTCCTCGGTTTTTCCACAAGTTTATAGACACCCCCAGTAACATCGAGCAGGGGAACACGACTCGACACGATGGAATGGAGCACAGATTTCATGGCATAGGAAGGAATGCCCGTCTTTTCTTGTATATCGGCTTCCAAAAGTTGAACACCGTCATCAAAGAGCATAAGTACGGAGGCTTGAATACTGGTCATGACAAGTGTATAGGGTTTTCCAGCAAAAGTCGTTTGAAGTGTAAGAGTATCGTGGGCAGGTAGCCAAGTAAGTTTCTTGGACGCATTTTCCTTTGATAGAAAGACGTCAGCAATAGGAGCAAGGGCATCAGGTATTTTCCAGTCAGGAATCGACAAGAGATTTTCGGACCAAGAGATATAATTGAGTGTACGCAATGTGTGATTGATAAACACATTCGTTACAGGTTTTATAGAATCCTTGTACATGGTTTGAATACGATTTACAGCGCTTATTCCAATCTCTGATTTCAGAAATTCGATTGCAAAGGATTCAGCCTCAGTTTCAAAGGGCGATGCGAGAAGCCGTTGCGCCATTTTCTTTTGGTAAGAGTTAAGAAATATATCCTTGTCTTTTATGTATACAATAAGACCTACAGCATTGTACAACAAATGTATTTTCTGACCCATACTGATTTTCTGGTCACGCAATGTCTTGTCAAGGTAGAGTATGTAATCATCAAGAATCTTTTTGTCGCTCAAGAGAGTCGTGTAAGCATTTTTAATGGCATCGTGGAAGATAAGTATATGATTATCCAGATAATAGATATGGTAATTTTCAATAATTTTGTCAATGGAGGCCTCCTGTTTCTGCTTTTTGATAATAATTTCTTCGATACGTTTTGTATAACACTCTTTGAGGTTTACGGGTAAAGTTAATAAGAGAGAATGTACAACATTCCTATCTTCGAATAGAGGATAGTGTGATAATATTTCAGAGAATGTGTCTTGAAAGACATTGTCCCAGAGATTCTCGATGACGCGTTTCATAATGGTATTCCTGGTATCTTCTAGTCGCATGATGTTAGAAATATCTTTCCAGTAACAATAGTCTCTATGGGTTAGGTAAATATTGGAGGAATTTTTGAGTAATGATAAAAGATCTTCGAGTATAGGCATGAGATGTGGTTCTACCTCCTTTGTAAAGCGACCATTCCAGTGAAAGAAGGGTTTGTTAATAAATCGAATCCAGTGTTCAAGGTCATCAGGTCGGCATGAAAGTAGGAATGTTTGAAGAAGGGGGTAAATGAGTTGTTGGGTAAATTCGTGGAGAAGTATTTCGTCGGTGGGCATGACGTCCGTCATGTGACGATCAAGTAAGGAACAATTCAAGCCTAACCAAGAAGAGGTGAGAGACAATCGTTCCCATATTTCAACCACGTTCTTATATGTCCAAATAGTGGGGGATTCAACAATTTCTGTAATAACATTACGAGAAGCAGTCTCTATTTCTCCTCGAAGTACTGCGCTCGCAAGTTTATCTTTTATATAGAATGTTTTTGTAGTATCACCAAACGTCTTTCGAAGAACACGTTTGCCATCTTCTAGAACCCAGGTGAATTTTTCTGTACATACGACACGTTGTTCTTTTTTAATGATGACGCTATGTATATAGTCAAAGTAACGTTTATCTTGAAATTTTTCAAAGGATTTTGTATGAACTAAGTCTCGAAGGATATTTACGATAGAGAGGGGTTCCATAGTGTTACTAGTAAAAAAGGTTGTGCTTGTATTCAATTTTTAGTTGTCGTCATACAAGTAACTGAATGGATTGATGGAGGGTTTACAAGGGATGATTGGATTTAACTCTTTTTTATATTTATCATTATTTGATGTTCGTTTCTTTACAACCGACCAACCAGATTCAACTGTGGTTTTCGCAATCACAGCATCCCTCGTAGCATTCCATTTCTTCTCAAGAACATTTACATATTCTGAATAGGGAAGGATATTTTTTTCTGATTGGCGTAGAATGGTATAATGTTCTTCTAACGATTTTATATGTTTAGCAAGTATAATTTCAGAAGTCTCACGAACGTCCGTTGTATACTCTTTTGTAGAAGAAATAAACCCCTCAAGGATATTTTCAAGAAGATTCTGTAAATCGATGGAAATTATTTCAATATTGTCCTCGACAGAAATCTCAAAATATTCAGAGAAATACGAGGGAACACATGCGAGAAAGAGTTTGCCTCCTGAACATCTATCAGAGCCGATAGATGTATTCGTATCAGGTCCCGATATTTTGGAACACTTGCGTGTTCCAACTACAGAATCTGATCCTGAACACCATTGACTTCCTTTCTCGCGATATAAGGTAAAGAGAACGGGGTCAATACGAATGTTCACGGGTCCTGGAGGAGTATCTGGGTCAAACCGAAATGGAATCAAGAGACGTTCCTGAACATTGGCATCAATTCCAGCACGTTTTCTATATTCTTTCTCACATTCTTCAGAAAGTGAGAAAGAACCTTTTGACAATAGAATACATAGTTTATCACCTTCAATCTGAGATACCATGTTTGTATGCCCTTATTTGGACACACGGTTACTTCAATTTTATACTACATCACTGTTTACATCCTTCACAATATCTGTAATTTTCATCATTTTTGAATTCATTTCCTCAAGGGTCGTTAAACGCTTTAGGAGTTCTTCAACCTTTGTCTCCATGGCTCCGAAACGGGTACGAAGAACATCACGGAACTCATCGAGGATTCCAGTAATATTTGTATAGGTGGCAAAGATAAGGGTGGTAGAGAATACTATATTCGGGTTCACCTGTTTGATAGATAGAGTGATGGAACTCGTACCACTGTTTACAATTGTTACAGATACATCACGGTGACCTGTGAAGGCCTTGAAAAGAAGATCGGAAAAGAGTTCAAGTACTTCTTCCTTCTTCATCTTTTTATCTTTGAGATCAGGATTTTGGTCAACAATACCAAATGCTGTCACACCGGTGGTCCACGTGAGTTGATTGTCCAGATGTGTGATTGTTAATTTCATACGACCATTCACACGTTCCTCAATAGAATCTTCCAAGGCGTATGTATAATCCATTCTGGTGGAGGGCGGGATATCGAGATCCGCATTTAAACGCGGTAAAGAAATGCGGAAATCCCGTGTAAAGAGTTCTCATGGAATATTGTAGATGTCAGATTCTTTAAAGGCAGTAAAGAAGACAATATGTCTGAATATGATTGTGAAGAATGAATCGCATATTATTGTGGATACTCTGAAACATCTTTTATCCTACATGACATTTGATTATTGGGTAATTAGTGATACAGGTTCCACAGATAATACAAGAGAATTGATAAAGGATTTTTTCAAAGAGCATGGAATTCCGGGTGAATTGGACGAGACACCGTGGAAGGATTTTGGTTATAATCGGACAGTGGCATTTGAGCGAGCTTATAATAAGACGGATTATGTATTTGTGTGGGATGCCGATGATGAAATACGGGGTTCATTTCGAACACCAGAACCTTTAATAGCAGATTCCTACATGTTTACGTTTGGCAATGAATCAGGATTTCGATATTCGCGATGCCAACTCTTTAATAATCGTAAAAAGTGGAAGTATGTGGGTGTTCTTCATGAGTATCCTGCGTGCACAGAAACTGTAGGGCCACCTGTAAATGTGAGAGGAGACTATTACTTTGTTTCAGGGCGTAAAGGAGCGCGTAATAAGGATCCGAACAAGTATTTGAATGATGCTCTTGTTCTGGAGAAGGGCTACGAGAAAAGTGTTGAAGAAAAGAACCCCAATGGACGTTATGTGTTTTATTGTGCTCAGAGTTACAATAGTGCTAATATTTTTGATAAAGCCATTGAGTGGTATAAGAAAACCCTCACAACAAATACATGGATTCAAGAAAAGTATGTATCCTGCTTTGAGATTTATAGTATGTATGAGCAACAAGGTAAGGCAGAATTAGGACTTTCATATCTCGTGGAATCCTATAAGTATTGTAATACTCGTATTGAGTGTATTTATCGTCTTGTAAAGTATTATTGTGTGAACAATATGGTGGATATAGCGTATATGTATTATACGCTCGTTCAGAAATACTATGAAAATGAGTACCTCAAGGATGAAGTATCCAAACACTTATTCACGAAGAAAGAAGAATATGACTTCTATTTTCCATATTATATGATTATTGTCGCGGAACGTTGTAAGAAAATGGATACGATGATTCAGATGTATCGAATGATTTCGAAAATACGTTATTTACACGCGGGTCAGTGGTGGTATACAAATCTCTTCACAAATCTCCAGTTTGCTGTAGAAGCATTTCCACAGGACCTCGAACTTCTCTCGAATCTGTTATCCTATGTGGATGCTCTGCGTGAAAAGGGACTTCAGTTTACAACAGACCATTATAAAACAATAGAGAATATTATTACAAAACTTCGTCCTTGTTTGACCGCACTATCCGTGGTGCCCACACTCACACGTAGAACCCCTCAAATAATGTTTACAGTGACAACATGCAAACGGTTCGATTTGTTTGAGCAGACGATGAATTCGATTCTAAGAAATTGGACGGACCTTCAAAGCGTGGATTACTTTTTCTGTGTGGATGATAATTCGAGTCAGGAGGAGCGCACCCTTATGCAAACGAGTTATCCCTTTTTCGACTATTACATGAAAACACCGGAAGAAAAGGGGCATCGTGAGAGTATGAATATCATTTGGAAGAAACTACAAGAAGTCAAGCCGAAATACTGGATTCATTTGGAGGATGATTGGGTCTATATTCGTCCAGAAAATTATGTACAGCGTGCAAAGGCAGCCTTGGATAAATATGAGGAACACAATATTCATCAAGTCGTTTTCAATCGTAATTATGGAATTCTGTATCCTCAGATGGAACTTGTGGGAGGCGCAACTCTTGAACCAGGTCTCGTCAAACATGAAATGAAGGAGATAAAGGTGGGGCGAAATTGCGCTTATTGGCCACACTATTCTCTACAGCCTTCTATGACCCGCGTTTCAAAAATATTGGAACTCGGAAACTATGATAGTACTAATACATTCTTTGAACGAGATTATGCCAATAAGTATAATGCCGCGGGTTACAAGACAGCCTTTTTCAATTCTATTTATAGTATTCATATTGGAAAACAGCACTGGGAGAAGGAGGGTAAGAACGCCTACGCACTCAATGAGACGGGTCAGTTTTCGAAAAATCAGAATATACAAAGGAACCCTGAAAAGAAAAATCAACGCTTGACAGGAACAATGCAACAACATCTGGAAACAATTCTTGAAAAAATACAAGAAGGAACACCTTTCGGTCTTATAAGACCGAGCGATGGTGAGCACAGGGTTTTAAAAGGCGAGACATTGACGAATTGTGATAAATGGACTTTTACAAGCGGTGGCAAGCTTCAAAAAGAGCTTCTAGAGGCAGTACAAACCGTGGATACAAATCTCTACATTGGTATACCCTGTAACACATGCAGTCTAAAATGGAATTGTACGCAAACTATATACAATGATTATATAAATACGTTTGGAGTTCCTTTGGCACAGCGTACGTATGCTAATCTCTTTATGAATTCGAATTGGGCTCTCTTTACAAACTTTATCAAGTCGTATGATAAAGGTATCTATATGATTACATCTGGTAAAAATGAATCCGAGTTGAAGATTCTTGATAGATTTCTTATTTCTCCTACACTCGTGAATGTATGGGATACAGAGGGTACAGCGGAAACGGAACGCCTCTTAAACTTTATCAAGGATAAGAAAGGATTATTCTGTTTTTCGGCAGGCCCTCTGAGTAAAGTCTGGATTCCTCTATGTATGAAAGCAAATCCATCAAATACATACCTAGATACTGGATCGGCATTGGATTGTTTCACAAAGGGGTCTATTAATCGTATCTATTATACAAATCCCTCTTCAGAATATTCAAAAATGTCGTGTCGTTTCATAGAACAAAAAGAACAAACACAACCAAATAAGAATCTTGTATATTGTTGTGTATTTTACAACAAGGATTATATTGAACTTTTGAAACTACTTTTCGCAAGTATCAATGTATTTTCAACAAAGAAGATGGACTTTCTTGTTTTCACGAATCCAGAATTTCAGCCATTGGTAGAGAATTTTACAAAGAAATTACCATTTCATGTAAAGATTCATTGTTTTGATTTCAAGACATTGTTTCAAGCGGCGTGTGCGCGTCTGTTTATTTTCGATTATCCAGAGATTGAGCAATATGAAAAAATCCTGTATCTGGATACAGATATCCTTGTGAAGGGGGATTTGGCAAATGTTTTTCGAGAAAATCTGGAAGAGAAACTCTATGCCCTTGAAGAAGGAACCATTGGTATGCCGAATTTTGGAAGTCAATTCTTTACAGAAAAGGATTCAAAGGATTCAAAGGATTCAAAGAATCCAAATACTTCTGGGATGAATAGTGGCGTGCTTCTTTTTAAGAAGTGTCACATCATCAAAGGTCTTTTTCAAGAAATTCGTGACCATGTAACAACATATACAGAACAAGGCTTACCGGTTCCAGCATGTGCTGATCAACCCTTTATTAATTATCACGCAATTACCAAAAATCTTTGCGATAACAAGATGTTAATTACATATGTTCATAATCTGAACAGTTCTGAGCGTGTTGTAACGAGTCCGACGACATATGAGACACAGAGTATATGCCATTTCTCTTGGCCAATTGGCAACTTCTATAATAAATTCAGTCGTATGAAAACATATCTTTCTGATATTCTGAAAAACTATAAGTCTATAGTAGACAATCCAATTAATTTAATGAATACTCTAGATGTAGATAACTCAAAGATTGTGAATAAAACCTATACATGGGGAAAAGGAAACATTAGATTTGAAGATAATTGTAAACTATATACAATATGGGTGGGTGGAACGTATGAAATTATAGATACATATCTAGTAAAAGCATCATGGTCGATTTATAGCCATTATTTGCATTTTAATGAAGACTATACAGAGTTTATTTCAGTTCGTGAAGGAGATGCTGATATATTTCATTGTTTTTTATAGAGCACTAAATAGCTAATGGCCCTCTTTGAACGTCCACAGATTTATGCCGTTACACATGTTCTTCTGGGATTCATTGGATCACAGTATCCGGCTATTCTCTTTTTAGCGGTCGCTTATCAACTTTTACAATATTTCTGGGATATCCGGTTTTTTGTGTTTCAGGGTCGTATTGAAAAAGGGAATTCTCTTCAACACACAGGGCTCAAGATGTTTGAAATCCTTATAGGGTATTTATTGGGTATTTGGTTTCTAGCAAAGAAAGCATGAATACTGTGATGGTTCAATAATAGGAACGGGTTCTGCCTTTTCTGCCTTTTCTGCGTTCCGTATGACTGTTGGGGCAACTGGCACTGGACTGGCTTCTGGTACGGACTCTGGCACAGACTCTGGAACAGGCTCTGGCACAGGCTCTGGAACAGGCTCTGGCACAGGCTCTGGCACAGGCACGGAGGGGGGTGGGTAAAAGTATGAGGAGGGTTGGGCGGGTTCAAAAGGTATGATATCGGCAAATAGGTCATGAATAGGGAAAGTGCCTCTTGAATATTCAACAAGGAGTGGGGTTTTCCCAATAAAGTTTGAAAGTGGCTCTTTCCCATCGCTGACAGAAATATACTTGTGGCTGGCATGATAATGAAGAACGTGTTTCTGCCCTTCAGAAATTAGAAAGAGGTTACTTGAAGGATTTGGTTTGTATTCTCGCTCATGCTCCTTTGAGGGATTGGTATTGAGTTCATTCTCGTATCTGTGAAGTTCGGATTGAAGGCATGAGAGAGTTTGTAGAGGTCCTGTGGAGATAGTTACGGGAGTATGGGGTTGAACCAAAGTTGGGTAATGATGTAGGAAGTTATCAATCTCCTGCTTCTTTTTAGTAATTCGTTCGGCAAGAGTGGGTTGGTTTTGACATGTTGATTTGATATAGAGTTTACCAAAGGTTTCACAGACACGTTTGGTAAATGTATCGGGTTCGGCAATTTCGGAAAGAAATCGTGATTCTATTTCGAGGACAGCATCTTCAGAAATAGAAGAACGCCATTCATCAACAGACTGCCAGGTATTGGGTTGAAATCCTGTTGTGCTCTTTCCACGACGTAATTCAAGGACATCTCCATCTCTGAGTACGATAATGGTTGATTCGGGTTCGGATTTTATACGGATAATGGTTCCAACAGGGTATGACATCTTTATATTCAAAAAGTGAAAAAGGTCCTTTCAATTTTCAAGCGTTCCTCAAGCGGGACGCGAGAAGCAAGCGGGACGCGAGAAGCAAGC